TGTACATACCACAAGGACGAGAGCTGCGTAGTTAGTAGCTCTACATCGTCCTCGGTAGTAGCAAGTACCCTCAACGAGTGGGCCGGGGTTAATACCCCTGGCTATCACAAGTTGGTTAAAATGGGTGCTTTGCTGCCGATCACTCCTTGGGTGAGAGATGAGATCTCTGGCAAGATATTGCCTGGGTCCTACCAGATCCAGACATTGAATGTCAGTAATCCGTGTGGACGCCAGAACGTATACCATACGTCAGGCGTTTGGCCGGGTGATGCTAATGCACCGCCCTGGCTGCTCACACAGACCGATCTCGACACATTCTATGACGACCAGAATCTCGATTTCGAGTATCTGGTGCAGGCCGCCGCCGGTGACATAACGTCCCGGGGTTTCGACGGTCTGACGTTCCTTGCTGAACTTCACAAGGTACGCGCCATGTTTCAGAATGCTGCGGAAAGTCTCTTGAAACTTCTTAGAGACCCCCGATACTTCAAGCAGATGTGGCTCGAAGCCCGTTATGGGTGGAGACCTTTCATCAGGGAGATTATTGCCTTAAATGAGGCGATCTCCAAACTTGAGGCACCTGGGCCCACTAGGTACGAGGCACGTAAAAATGCCTCCTCCGCGTGGTCCGAGGAAAGTGACTCAGTGATTGGTTATTCGTCTCGTACTGAGACGTACACCACCACTGATATCTTTTCGGTTTCCGCCAGAGGACTGTGTATCGCTGATATTACAGTACCACCGATCCGCTTCAACCCTTTGGTCACGGGCTGGGAGTTAATACCCCTCAGCTTCGTGGTCGATTGGTTTTGGCAGGTTGGCCTCTGGTTAGAATCTCTCGAGCTTAGTGCTCGCGCTAGCGACAAGACGGCAGGACTAGGTCTTCGGATCGAAATCCAGCGGACCGTCAAGTTGAGTAACGTGGCTTTTCATTATGCCTACGGAACCAACTGGACGGGTAACATGGCCTTTGAGGCCGTGTCAACCGCAACCCGAGTCGTTCGCACACCAAAAGCCGTCCCCAACATTCCGCAGATCAAGAAGAGACCAAATTTGAGTACCGCTAAGGTGCTTGATTTGATAGCTATCGCCCTCCAAGCATTAGAGGGTGGCAGCTTTAAGCACGTGCGAGATTAATTCTCGTGCGGGTGTCTCTTTGA